ACAGTACAGGAGTGAATAAAAAAGATGAGGTAAATGCGCAGAATGATAGTTACATGATGGTTGATAGGGTTACATTTAAGAATAGGAAAGCTATAAACTTTGGAATATAATGTTACTAAGCATACTGATACCTACAATAGAAAAACGGCACGAAATGTTACAATCTTTATTATCTGATTTGCGTAAGCAGATAGGTGATAATGAGATTGAAATAATAGTATGTGATATTAAAAATGCAACTATAGGGGATAAGCGCAATAGATTGCTAAATGCTGCAAATGGTGAGTATCTTGTATTTATTGATGATGACGATACAATAAGCGATGACTACATTTATTGCATTACTCAGGCGTTATTAAGTAGCCCAGATTGTTGCAGTCTAAACGGTGTAATTACTACAAACGGACATAACCCTAAACGGTTTATACATTCTATAAAATACAATAGTTATTTTGAAAAAGATAACGTGTATTATAGACCGCCAAACCACCTAAATGTAATTAGGTCAGTAATAGCTAAACAGTTTACTTTCCCTACTAAAAACTTTGGTGAAGATACTGATTGGGCTATGCAGATTTGCAAAAGCGGCATGTTAAAAACAGAAGTAGAAATAACCGATACACTTTACTATTACGTTTACCTTACTAATAAATGACAGTATCAATAGTAACCCCTACTACGCAAGACAGGCAAGTATTTAATGAGCGTATTTTTACTATTGGAAAGTTGCAAGATTACCCATACATAGCAGAACATCTATTTAATTACTCAGATAGTATAATAGGAACTAAGCGAAATAAATTAGTATCTAAAGCTATTGGGGATATTATTGTTCACATGGATAGTGATGATGTGTATGCTACAGATTGGGTAAGTAAATGTGTACAGGAGTTGCAAGACAATCCCACAGCCGACATAGTAGGTCTATCGCAATTTTATGCTACAGGTGGGTATAAATACGTAGGTTCAAATACTAGCAAAATAGTATGGGGGGCTACAATGGCATACCGAAAAGAATTTTGGAAGCGCAATAAATTTGCAGACATGCACATAGGAGAGGATTATATGTTTTGCAAAAAAGCAAATACACATATCAACCCATATATTAACGGATTTTTAGCCACTATACATAGCGGAAATACAAGCCCAAAAAATACAACTAACAGCGCATGGGTTAGTCTTTGTCGCAAGGATATTCCCGATAGTCCTTTGGGTACTGCTGAATTATAACATGCAAATTCTTTTTTATCAATTCACCCATACTACAGCCTACATGAGATGCTATATTTTTAACCTCATTATGCTGCTTAGTGCCTATGTTGTTTACTCTTACATCTTTCTTATCCATACGCAAAATTAATAATTTACCGACAATATCGGCAAACCTTTGCAATGTTTTTTTTCGTAGCGTTATTTTACAAGCGAATGAAAGAAATAATACTATATAATTACCTCTATGACGCATCGGCTGCTAACTTTATAGCGCAGCTAGAGGCGTATAAAGATGAAGATGTAGTTATACGTATGAATACAGGCGGTGGCAGTCCTGAAAGTACATTTGGTATGATTGCCAAACTTTCAGAACGTACCAAAGCAACTAAAATAAAGGTTGACGGTAAGGCACATAGTATGGGTGCATTTATGTTAGCTTATACCCAAGATAACGAGGCGTTAGATGTATCGGAAATATTAGTACATCGGGCTGCTTATCCATCATGGGTAGAAAAAGACCCTAACATAATGACTGCTGAAATGTGGGCATCATTAAACAGGGTTAACGGTAAATTACGTGAGGCGTTAGAAGCTAAGGTTAATACTACTTTGTTTCAATCTATTACAGGCAAATCAATGGATGATGTGTTTTCTACTGATACCCGAATAGATGTATTGCTTACAGCTAAACAAGCGAAAGAAATAGGGCTAATTAACAAGGTGGTAAACATTACCCCTACAATGCAAGCGGAACTAAAAGGACATTACGCAATGGCAGCACAATCGGGATATGAAGTAATGCCGTTTGCAATACCTGAAATAAAAGAGGCTAATACAACAATAACAATAAAAAACAATAAAATGACAGTAACAGAATTAAAGGCACAGCACCCAGAATTGGTAAATGCTATTCTTGCCAGCGAGCGTGATAGAGTTAATTCATTTATGGTATTTGCGCACCTTGATTTGGAGGCTTGCAAAAAAGGTATTACAGAAGGTAGCGCACTATCTGCTACACAAATGGCAGAGTTTAGCCTAAAAGCAGCACAAGCACAGTTTATGCTTAATGCTGAAAATGGTAGCCCTGCAAGCGTAACACCTGCAAAGGTTGAAGCCCCAGCAACTACAGAGGCTAAACAAGAGGAAGATTTTTGGAAAGAGGCAATCGAAAACGTAAACTTAAAATAATTTAATATCATGGCAAATCCGCAAATAGCAAATTTTGATACCTCGAAATTATTTCTAGGTCGCAATTATTACGATACCGCTACATTCACTAATGCAAGTGGTAGCGAAGTTACAATAGCCGCAGGTCGTTTGCTCGGTCGTGTTGGTTCTAGTAACCTTATAGCACTACAGGATAAAGACAATACAAACGGTTCGCAAATACCACTAGGCGTATCTGCTGATACCTTTGTAGTAGCTAACGGTGCAAGTGCAACTATTACCTATTGCATAGCTGGTAGAGTAGCAAGCGAGTTGTTAGGTTTTGCGTCAGGCGAAACACTTGCAACAGTTGTAAACTATATCGGTACAGATGGTTCAAGCCCAGCAGGCGTAGCTACAGTGCCAGCAGGTACAATCAAAGATGTAATGCAGCGTTCAGGGTTTCAGATAATCACTTCTACTGAATTAACAGCAATCGATAATCCACAATCTTAATTAACAAAGTAAATAACTTATAAAATGGCAATACCCAGTTCATTAATACGGTCAACAATAACAACCAAGTTTTTAGCATTGTGGAAAGAGCGCCTACGCCCTACTACGTTCCTTGCTACATGGTTTCCCGACACTACCCCAACTGCTACACGTTACGTAAGTATCGAAGTACAGAGAGGTAAAGAAAAGATTGCAGTCGATGTTTTGCGCAATGCAGAAGGCAATCATAACAAGTTTGAAAAGTCTACACAAAAAGACTTCGACCCTACTTACTTTGATGAAAACTTTACAGTTGATTCATTGCGTATGTATGACCGTCTAATTGGTAGCGGTTCAGTTGATGCAGGTGTAGTAACTGCTATCCTTAATGAGGGTACAGAGAAAATGCAAATGCTTGCTGATAAGATTGAGCGTAGATATGAGTTGCAAAGAGCGCAAGCCCTACAAACAGGTATTGTAACTGCTACATCTACAGAGAACATAGATTTTCAGCGTAAAGCATCTATGATACTTGCTTACAATGCAGCGCACAACTTCGCAGACAATACAGTAAGCATATCATCATTCTTAGGCACATGGGGTAGCCTTATGCGTTCGGTTGGTAAAGTTGGTACAGGTACATTTGATTTGTTGATGGGTTCATCTGCATATCAGGCAATGATAGCTAACACTAAGTTCCAAGCCGAAGCGGACATTCGCAGAATAGCACTTACAGACATTGTAAGCCCAGTTAAGAATACCGAAGGTGCTGATTACATGGGTATGTTTAGCGCAGGTACTTGCAACTACCGTATATGGGTTTATGACCAATATTATGAAGATGCAAGCGGTACATTACAGCCTTACATCGACCCAAAGAAAATAATCATACTACCACCTAACCCAGCCTTTATGATGGCTTATGCAGGTGTGCCACAGTTGATTGATGAAGATAACCCAGTAGTACGTACAGGTAAATTCATTTACTATAGTTACACAGACGAGCGCAGACGTTCAAGAGTGTACGGTGTACAGTCAGCAGGTTTGCCAATACTACTAGAAGTAGACAAACTGTTTACAGCTACAGTACTAGCATAATATAAATAAATACCTTAACTTTAATAGCCATGCCGTTAACAAATGGCATGGCTATTATAAATTTACACAAACATGCAAAAACAATACAAGGTTATACCAATCGCAATAACAGGTAGTGGAAATAAAATACATTATGCAGGCGATGTAGTTACTCAAGATATGTTAGCTACCGATGCTGCTATATTGGTTAAAGGTGGGTATCTTTGCGAATTAGCCCCTGAAATAGTAGAACCAATAAAAGATACCAAACAGAAAAAACAAAGCAAATGAGCCTACTAGAATTGGCAAGGCGTGATATTGCGAACATTAGCAGTAACGCTAGTGGGTTCGGGGTATCTATGTCTTTCATTTCACCTGCCAGCCCACCCGAAACATGCACCGTTAACGGTTTATTTTCTAGGCATCACATTGATGTAAATAGGCAAGGGGTAGCGTTCAATAATAGAATGGCACACGTATCAGTATCGGAAGATGTATTTGATGACGCTAACTATACTATACGCAATGCAAACGGTGAGGTAGATTTTAAAGGGCATAAGGTAACGGTTGAGGCGGTGCAGTATGTTGTTAATCAGTGGTTTCCATCTGATACAGGTAGATTAATTACGTTAATATTGGGCAAGTATGGCACTTAATGGAGTAATAGCACCGCAGAAATATGAACTAATACGTGACCGTATCGGGGCTATACTATTTGCCGAATTTGCTAATCAATTTACACTTTCAGGCGGCACAACTCCAAACCCTGCATTTTATTGTGAACGTATCATACAGTTTGACCATACCGAAGCACCAGCAGTAAATGTAACGCTACAACGTGCCGATTATGATAATCGTGATAGGCATCAAGTTAACGGCATATACTTGTTTACTATAGATGTTTATACGGCAGCACACGCCACTAATAACGTGCGTGGTGATTATCGTGGGGCGGTAGAAATGCACCGTATATTAGGGATGATAAGGGCTATATTTGAAAGCCCCGAATATAGGGAACTTCTATACGGATTTGGCAATCTTTGCCGTACCGCTATTAAGTCAATATCTATACCCGAAGCACCCAACAATAATGAAAGTGTATTCGAGGCTACAGGGCGAATAGAGTATGAGGTAACAGTCCCTGAAACGGTTGAATTACAAGAGGGTGTACCACTTGAATTAGCTACTACAGTAGTTAAACTTTACAATACTGATAAGGGCTATTTATGGGGGGCGGAAAGCGCACCACCACCAAACCTATTTATAGATGAGATTGCAATTAATTACTTCATAGCAGAATAGAACGATATGCCAAATATTAAATTTTCAGAATTAAATACAGCTCCCGAATTTTCGGAGTTAGATTATATTGTTGGTATTCGATACAATGAAGAAACGGAACTATACGAAAACTATATCTATTCAGCGGCAGATGTAAAGGAATACGTAAAGTCACAATTACGCAAAATAATTACAGTTAGCGAAGATGGCAATTCAATCACTAATAATAACTTTACAGGCAATGAAGTACAGGCACTATTAACAGACAATCAAGTTTATATAAGAGATGTAGACTTTACGCAAGACGGAGATACAATTACAGGTATAATTATTTCATTTTACACATCACAAAAAATATTAGTATTGTTATGAGGATTATTATAGTAGCATTGTTGCTAGTTTTATCGGTAGGGGCTAATGCACAGAGAATAGTACCAATAGGTAACGGCAGAACTACAGATACAGGATTGATAGTTGGTAGTTTAAAGGTGGATAGTGTGCTAGTATTTCCAGCATACAGAACTACTAATACTAACATGGTACTAGGTTTTGATTCAAGAGGTAAGGCGGTATTAAGGATAAACAATGATAGCCTTATTTGGGCTACTAATGCTTATGTAGATAGTGGATTGGCTAGCATATCAGCAGGGGCGGTAGATACCAATAACTACATATCATCTATTACCCGACTTAACAGGGAAATTGACAGTGTTAGTAACATCATTGACAGCAACAATACAATTATATACGGTAGACTTGATACGGCAGAATTTAATATAAGCGAAGCGTTTATAGAGATAGGCAATTTGCAAAATGAATTTACTAATGTATATGATTCAATATTAGTATTAGATAGTGCTATTGGTGTAGCATTTGGGGCTATATCTAATCTTTATGATACACTACCTAACTACGTAGATACAGCACAATTAAACGATAGTTTGCAGGCTATAAAAGCGGCTTATGTACCGTACACAGGGGCTACTACAGACGTTAATTTAGGCACACATAATATACTACCCAACAGCGTAAGGCTATCTACAACACCCACAGGCACACTTACAAACGTAGGTCAGTTATACTTCGATGCTACTAATGTTACACCCTCAATTCCACTAAATGCAAATGTAACACTACAGATAGGGCAAGAGGAGCATGTAAGGGCTAGGAATAATACAGGTGTGCAAATTAATGACGGTCAAATAGTGTACATTAATTCAGCGCAAGGCAATAACCCTACTATTGCACTTGCCAACGCTGATAGCGTAAATACAAGTGAGGTAATAGGGGTAGCAACTGAAAATATCGCTGATAATGGTACAGGGTTTGTTACCACTTATGGCGTGGTAAATGGAGTAAATACGGCTAGTTTTACAAGTGGCGATGCGTTGTATTTATCTGCTACCAATGGCACAATTACTAATGTTATACCTTCACCACCACACAATGTAGTACGTATAGGGGTGGCATTGAATAGCACTAATAATGGCAAGATATTTGTAAAGCCTAGTCAGGCGTTAGGGCAAGATACAACTTTTGCAGCCCCCTATAACAGCAATAAGGTAGCACCTACACAAAGGGCAATCGGTACGTATGCACGTAAGATTGTGAAAGATACGGCAAGTGCGTTGAGGACTGCAATTAATACTAAAGGTAGCGGTACGGTAACATCTATTCAATTAGTAGGCGGCACTAATGTAACTATCACACCTACAACAGCTATTACAACAAGTGGCACATATACTATATCTGCTACAGGTGGCAGTAGTACAATAGTAAAAGCCAATGAATTTAACATGCTATATAAGGCTAATGGCGATACTACAATTCGGGGTACAACTAAGGTACGAGTTGATACAACCGATTTACGAATGGAGTTTGCATTTGACACAACTACTACAGCCGTAACCACCGACCCACATGGCGGTGTAAAGATATGGGGTAGTAATCGTATGGGTATGGGTGCGGTACGGATTAATGATACTGTAAGCATACCAGCAGCACTACAACGTGCTATAAATACACAGATTACAAGTACGCTTATGCCTAACACAACTCTTATAACAGGGGCAGGGGCTACAGGTAATTATAGCATAGATGCGCCAGTAAGTATAATGACAGGAGCAAGTACCTTAAATGTTTTAGGGGCTTACAATAGCACTATACAGCACCTCAATTATACTAAGCTAGTAATTACCACATCTACAGCAGCAAATCAAACAGTAGGGATAAGAAACAACTCTACACTAAAACCTTTAGGGTTGATTTGTGGTAACACTAAATTTAGTGGTGGCGGTGGTAGAGGTACATTTACTGCATCATTTCCAACATATAACGTAGGGCAAAGAATATTCATAGGATATAATACAGTTGTTGGTGCGCCACTTACAGACCCTACAACCTTTTTAGGAGCTAATAATGGGTTAGGCGTTGGTAAAGATGCAACCGACACAACACTACAATTTTTCAATAGCAACAGTGTAAACGTACCAATAAAGGTTAATACAGGAGTTACACCGAATACAGAAGATGTTTATAGGGTAACAGTTTATGTTGCACCTAACAGCACATACTACATACAATTAGAAGTAATTAGTAAGTCAGCACCAATAAGAGTAATTACTTATAATCCCACTACATTTGTGCCACCTGTAAGCGCAAAAATATACCCAATGCAGTACATAAACAACGCAGCCACAGGAGTAGCTATTCAGTACGGCTTTATTTACGCAACAGAAGAAATATACTAGACTATGATACAGATACAGCCAAGAGAATATACAACAGGGATTGCCACACTATTGCACGTCACAGCCACTATTGCAGATGGTAGCGGCTCGATATGGTACAAGCTATTATCAGCAGATAATAAAATAGTGACTGAGGGTAATTTGCCAGTAGATAGTGAATTTGCACTTGCGTACAATGGTAGCGAAATAATGGCAGGGAATTACATTGCTAATTATTTGGGGGTAACAATATTATAAGTATATTTGTCAAAACTAATTTAAGTAGCAAATGTCACCCAAGGAAGAAACGGTACTTACCAAAAAGATAACAGGCATTACATGGGGTGTAATTATTACCATTACCACTATTACAGGCGGTGTGTTAACCATGGGAGTGAAGGGTTATACCAACATACTATATGCCATTGAGCGCAATAACAGCGATTATAGACAGGTACAGGAGCAAATAAAGTACATGGGTAATGATGTGAATAGGCACGAACAACAGATACAATATTTAATGACAAATAAAACTAAACAATGAACAACAAAATACTTAAATTTGGCGTGCAAGGGTTTGGAGGTACTACACCACCTACCCTTAAAGTTATATACCGTTTCTTTATGGCTGCATTAGCTATATGGCAGCTAGTTAATATCACATTTCCCGAAATTAACGATGTAGTTGCAAGCTATGTTAGTCGGGTTTTGGATATAGGTGTGCCTATCCTTTACGCTGTTAGTAATGCGTTTGGGTATGTGAATGACGATACTAAGAGTGAGTAAAGATGTGTGTTTAGTGTGTGCCCTCAACTGTGTGTGTTCGGTTGGGGGCTTTTTTTATTAAAAATAGTTTACTATCTTTGTGCAAAACACACAAACACATGGGAGCAACTACCAAACAGCTACAAGACAAATTAAACATGGCTAATAAAACAGTAGCCGAATTGATGGAGCAAAATGCCCTACTTACTGATGACTTACAAAATGCCAATCACGACATTGACAAGTTAATTAAATCGGTGAACGATGTAACAGCCGAAAACTACGCACTAAAAGCCGAGATTGAGCGCACTAATAGGCATATTAATTTAGCTGAAAATGTCATAAACGCTAAAGAGCAACAACCGTTAGTAGTCAACCATTATCATAATTGTACGATAAACAAGTAAAAATGTTTTAGGGTTAAAAATGGGGCTGACTTATTCTTAGGTTGGCTTTTTTGTTTATATTTGCACTCATGACATTCACATCAAATAATCACCCCAACGATAAGTTTTTTGCAGCACTGTTACTAGGCTGCATACTTTGCATAGCTGCTTTTTTTATATTACTTAGTAGCTGCAAAAGTGCCGAAAAGAAACAAGCTAAATTATACGGCAAGTTCGATAAACTGAAGCGCAAAGCAGATAGTGATAGTGTGCTAAAGGTAGTTCCGAGTAAATGGAGTTTGGCTAATTTCCCAGTAAAATTAAGCGGAACTAAAACCGTTTATTTGCCAAGTAAGAAAATAATAACACATGATACGGTAACTAAAATAAGTCAAGTTAATGACACCGTTTACTTGACAAAAACCATTACTAAGCATGTATATCAAGTTGACACACTACGCACAACCGACACAATACTAGATAATAGACCATTAACGCAATTACAGACCGATTACAGGGCTTTAGATGCTAAGTTGATACAATCTATCACTAAGGCGGAAATAGCTACAGAAACGAAAAATAAACAGCGTGGTAAATTGTTATGGTCAATAGGATTGAACATACTTTTAATACTGCTGATAATTGCACACTTTTTGCGTAGATTTGGCATACTGGCATAGTCAAGTCGTTTTAATGGTAAGACGGCACATAGCTGATACGGGTTCAAATCCTGTCTTGACTAACGTTTTTTCATAAGGATTAATTTTCCCTGACCATGTCTATGGTTGGGGTTTTTTATTTAAAGTTTATTTTACTATCAATATTGGTACATTTAGTACCTTTACCACCAATAAGTGTAAGCATATAATTTGACATTGCAATTATTTAGTAATAATATACCTTTACAACATGAAAGACCCATTAAGCATACAGCGAATAGCAACTACACACCCATTAGTACGTGATACCTTTACAAAGTTCATAGATGCCGCAGAAAGCGAGTTAAATATAACGCTAAGGGTAACACATGCACTCCGTACAATAGCCGAGCAAAACGCACTATATGCGCAAGGTCGTACAACATCAGGTAAGATAGTTACTAATGCTAAAGGTGGGCAATCGTTTCATAATGTAGGCACTGCCATAGATGTAGTGCAAATGGTAAACGGGAAGCCTAACTGGAATTTTGATTACTCAAAACTTGAAAAATATTCTAAGCCATTAGGTATTGAGTGGGGTGGTAGGTTTAAATCAATTGTTGATAAGCCACACTTTCAAATAACGTTTGGTAAAAAAATGTCTGAAATAATGAAGCTGCCATTTGACAAGAATGGTTATCCAATATTTTAAACGTGTTTCCAATTTTTTCTACACACAATAGAGGAAATGGTTTGAAATGTTACACCGTATTTAACACAAAGTCTTCTTTGTACTGCACCGTTTTTTACGGCATTTCTTATATCTATTACATCTTGTTCGGTAAACTTTGACCATGAAGCGCTACTTCCTTTAATTGGAACTTTTAACCCAGTAGAAAATGAATGTCGAACATTGTGTTGTGCTGAACACCACTCAAGATTTTCGGCTCGGTTGTCTGTTTTAATTCCGTTGATGTGGTTTACTTGAGGTAGGTTGTCTTTGTTTTCATAAAATGCTTCACAAACCACCCTGTGCGCTCTATGTGTGGTTTGTTTGCCAAATTTAACAAAACCTATAAATTGATAACCGTCTTTATCGTTTGATGTGGTCATTATTTTATGCTTACCTGACTTTCTGTAATTGCATATCCTAAACCTACCTAAATTGCTAACTTCATAAATTAATTCATAACCCTTAACAGGTTTCCAAATCTCGATTTCTTTTTGTAAATTTGTCATGTAAAAATAGTTTTTAGTCACTCTAAATTTACGAAAAAAACCGCTAATATCAATGTATTTAGCGGTTTTTTATTGCTACCAAAAGATAGTAAAGGCTACCCAATAATAAAATAATAATTTTAACCTACTTAAATTTGTGTAGTTTTGCAAACATTATTCACATAATCACGTATAATGGCTAATCAGCACACAAAAAGTAAGTATGAGTATTTGAATGATGAAATATTAGCCGAACTAAATAATGGCGGTTCAGCAGCAGGTACAGCCCGAAAAATAGTCGATAAACATAAGCTAGATGTAACCCCCGAAGCATTTAGGCTGCATATAAGGGCATTGCAAAAGAAACAACAACACCCACTACTTTCAGATGAATGTGAACAATTAGGAATACCATTAGACGATGTTAAACACTACTGGCATAAAGGTAAATCATTTAGCATATTTGTTAAGGGTGAACAAGTTAGTTATGAAGATATACGCAATTCTATCATAGCAGATATAACCAACTATGCACCGATATACCCCACAATACAATACAATCAAGATACAGAAGGTTATCTGCTAGTAATAGACCCAGCCGATATACACCTAAACAAGTTATGCAGTGCATTTGAAACTAATGACGCATGTAACCATGACATAATTTACAATCGAGTAATAGAGGGCGTAAAAGGTATTTTAGGGTATGTAAGGGGCTTTAAAATAGACCAAATACTATTTGTAGCAGGTAATGACATACTCCACGTTGATAGCCCTAAAAACACCACTACAAGCGGTACGCCACAAGATGCTTCAATGATGTGGTATGATGCTTTTGTACTAGCTAGAAAATTGCTTACCGAGTGCATAGAATTACTATTACCTATTGCACCAGTACATTTCCAGTATAACCCTAGTAACCATGATTTTACAAATGGTTTTTTCCTTGCCCAAACAATAAACGCATGGTTTGCGAAATGCGAAAACATTACTTTTGATACATCAATGGCACACCGTAAGTACTACACATACGGTCAGAACATAATCGGTACTACACATGGCGATGGAGCAAAAGAAACGGATTTAGCATTATTAATGGCACATGAAGTTGGTGAAAATTGGCACAAATGCAAACATAGGTACTACTATACACACCACATTCACCATAAGAAAAGTAAAGAGTATATGAGTGTATGTGTGGAGAGTTTACGTTCGCCAAGTGGTACAGACGGTTGGCATCATCGCAATGGTTATCAGCACAGCCCAAAGGCGATAGAGGGGTATATACATAGCAAGAATAACGGACAGATTAGTAGGCTTACGTACATATTCTAAATGAAATAGCCCACTATTTAAGGTAGTGGGCTATTAAATTTATTTTGTGTTTATTTCCCTTTGCAAGTACCATAATGCTTTATTCAAATCTTGTTCTTTATTCCCTTTTCTTTCAGCACGTAGCAAGTATTTCAATGCGTTTCCCATATTAAAATTTAGCTTAAAAGCGTCAATAATATCAATGACCTCATACCCTTCTACATTATAGTGTTTTGGGTGGTTTACCATGTCGGGCGTATTATTCATGTGTTATGTTGTTTAAAAAGTTATCAAAGTCATATTCAGCAATCCCATCTTCCCAACCTGTTTTATACGCATCTCTTATCAACTCATAAACCACACCAGCAAGCACCATTTTAGCCTCAATTTCGGCTTCAATTTCGCTTTGTGAGGTAATCTCTACAAATGGTTTGTTTTGGGCTTGTTTTAGCTTAGTAACAAGCAATTCGGCTATTTTAGTTTGTTGGGTTGTGGTCATCTTCATTTAGTTTAGTTAAAATAAAATCAATACCTGCCGATAATGCAAGGTCGTGTGTGTTAAATGTATTTTCATCATCTGCCTTGCCGTAATGGTATTCAAACCCCTCGCAGTCTGTAACGATAAATAACCAAAACTTATTTTTGTTAGTTGATATTACCGCTACATGCCAACCATGTACAGTACGTAGCCATGTTGCCACATCGGTAAGCCTATACAATTCTAAGCCAATACCGTTGTTTGTCTTTTTAAGTAGTGCGTCTTGTTCTTTTGTGGTTTCTGTGTGTTCCATTATTTTAGTTTTGATTGTTTAAGTATTTTCATTGCATCCCATAGCGTACTAGCAGTCATAGCTAATACAACTACATTAAGGAATATTAAGCCTATTATTATTTGCTGCATGTTAGTCAAGTAATTTAAATAAATGTGGATAATCGGGGCAAAATGTAACCCATCTTTGTGGATTAGTTTCATCATCATGACCCCAACATAAGTCACATAATGCGTGTTGTTTAGGGTACAAAATATCACCTTTAAATAAGTGCGTAAAATGTGGCATTGGGGCTATTACCTCGTATCTGTTATTGTTCATTATAGTTTGCTTTTAGCGTTTCCAAATGTTTAATAGCCTTATCGCTTTCGGCACGTATGACACGTATCATATCGTCTGCTAATGGTGGTGGTATCTGCTTAGTTTTACCCTTACAAATGTCATATACATATTGTGGGTGTACTTTTAGTACCATCTTATCCCATAGCTTGATTGCTTTAAATAGGTCGTTAATTCTCATTAGTTTGTGTATGTTTTGGTGAAGTAATCTTGTGAATTTATATACTCTGAAATCCCATTAAATGACATTGATTTGCTTGCTGCATTACCATCATAATACGCCTTTTGTATAACCTCACGTTCGTATGGCAAAAGGTCGGTTAGTATCTGAATTGCTTTATCGCAAGCAGATTGATAGTGAATGTGTTTGTATTGACCATCTGCTTTGATTTGCTCAATAGCCCGTTGTAGTGCTGTCTGTGCCATGTGTTATAATTTTTCACAAAGATAGTCCATTCCCCCGAATAAACAAATAAAAATATTTTTTTACAAAAGTTTGTTGGTATCATTTATTGTTGTACATTTGCTAAACATTAAACGATAAAAACATGACAAAAGAAACACAAAACACAATAGTAGCGGAGATTATTCCGTACGATTTCAGACAGTCAGAACAATACGGCATGAAGCCACAGCCAAATGACGATGATAACGATTACGAAGACGAATACACAGATTCATATTAATAACCAACTAAAACCAAACAAAATGACAGCATTTAAAAAATTAGTAGAATTTAACAAACAACTACCCCACCATCAAGGGGTAGAATTGTTAAACTTAATACATGCTTATGTATTAGAAACAGAAGCGGAAAAATTAGCATTAATGGAGCAATACGAAAGTATATTTAAAAATGCTACAAATAAAACCCCATTATCTAACCCCATTCAAACTATAGAAGGATGCTAGACCCCAACAACCCAACAACGGCAGACAGCGCAATTATTATCGCTGCAATAGTAGTAGTAATGGTATTTGTTATGATTGTACGTGAAAGCATAACAACTACCAAGCGCAAGAAACAACACAATATTTTTGATGAAACAGATATATACTAACATGATACCGCAACAAATAGAACTAATAGCCTACACCGTAATGGCACTAATCGGAATTATTTACCTACTAAAAAAAGCAACAACATGACACGTAAACGCAAACACGAACTATTCGTTACCTTCCACTACCATACCGGAAGACGCAACAAACGCAAATACACTAATCTTTTAGCCAACTTTTTAAACAACCTCAAATGCACATTTTCAAAGCAATCGAAAACAAATTAACAATCGTTACCACCAGCATAGAACAGCGCAATTTCTTAACGCAAGTACTTGATTACATGCAGCAAGAACCAGCGTTACCGTTTAATGCCGATAGTGAGTGTGTATGTGTATGGCTACAGGATAGTACGTATCTATTTTCGCTACAAAGCAAGGAAACTAACCCTATCAGTATTATTACCGACCTAGAATTAACATTCAACATCAAAGAGCTATCCGCAATATGGGGCAAACATAGCAGCACCGTTCACCAACTATTAAAACGACCTAACAACTGGAAACACCACAACATAGCTAGTAAAAATAAATGTGGCAAAGAGATAGTAGTTACTTTGAAATTCCAATAGTATTTTGTACATTTGCACATCATTAATAACTAAACACACAAACATGGCAACAGAAACACAACAATTACAATTAGTCAATCCGCAAGACCTTTCATTTGTAGATGACAATATGCTATCAGCTAAACAGCTACAAAGCCTACTAAAGCACACCCCACCGCAATACGTACACACTAGACCTGCAAAGGGTGGTGGTACATGGGAATACGTATCAGGTGGCTATGTACGTAAAGTGCTAAATCTTATGTTCGGTTGGAATTGGTCATTTGAGATAGTAGACGAAAAAATACTACATGGTGAAGTAGTGGTAAAGGGTAAGCTAACTTGTACCAGCAACGGCACATCGATAGTTAAAATGCAATTCGGCAATAAGGATATTATTTACAAAAAGTTGCAACAAGGCGAAACTGAAAGAGTACCGTTATCAATAGGCAATGACCTAAAGGCAGCAGCTACAGACGCATTAAAAAAGTGTGCAGCCGAAATAGGTATAGCAGCCGACATTTACAATAAACAAGACTTTAAGGCGGTAATGGTTGATACATCTGTGACAGACATTCAAGACCTAAAAGAACTGTTTGAGTTAAAGCGTGATGCTATGACAGCCGAGCAAATAAAAAACGCTGACCGCATAATCAACAACACCGAAACAAAATCATACAAAAAACTATTTGACCAACTAAAAGCACTATAATGAGTATCATAACTAACACACAAAGATTAGGGAATTTCACCAGCAGTAATATATACAAACTGTTATCTAAAGCCAAAAACGGTAAAGACTTTGGCGCACCTGCATTGACTTATATTGAGGAGTGCAATATTGAGCGTGAAATGGGTATTTATTTAGGCAATGAAACAAGTGCACGCCCTTTAGACTGGGGCAAACACTGTGAGCAGTTCGCATTTGACCACATCAGCACCGAATACATAATCACATCAGACATTACCACTGTACACCCTACATTACCATTTTGGGTAGGTAGTGCAGACGGTTATAAAGAAGATACCGTATTCGACCTTAAATGTCCTATGACTAGAAAATCATTTTTCGGGCTGGTAGCTGGTGAAAATATAAGAAGTATGATAGATGGTTTTACCCGCAACAACTTCAAATATAAGGCACATACAGACGCAGATAAGTACTATTGGCAGTTAGTATCCAACGCTATTATTTTGGGCAAAAAATACGCTGAATTGATAGTATACATGCCATACCAAAGTGAACTGCTAACAATTAAAGAGGCTGCAAAGGATTTTTACAACTGGATACATTACAGCGCAGATATTGAACTACCATATTTACCAGATGGTGGCAAGTTTCAGAACATAAATATTATCCGTTTTGAAGTTCCACAAAGCGACATTGACCTACTAACCGAATGTGTAACAGAAGCATCTAAACACCTTGTTACACCATGATAATAACAGCAAAATACATAGAGGAACAGTTTTGGTTGGAGCGCAAATTTAAAGGAGTGCTAACAGTACAACGAATAGAGCAAGTAGTTTGCAGCCATTTTAAGGTGACTATTGAGCAAGTGAAGACAGGTAGCAGACGATACAATATTACAGAATGTAGGCACTTAATTTGGTACTATTTGCGAAGTACAGGAATGACATTGCAAGCCATCACCAATATGTACAATAAAAAAGACCATACATCGGTAATACATGCACTAAACAAAGTTGAAAGGTTACTGCAAAACGATGATGAAATGAAGTACAATGTATCAGCAATTAACACACAACTAAACTTACAAAAATGACCACTAACAGCCAATCAGAATTAAAAGGACTTGCAAAAGATTTGCGAAGGCTTTTGTATCTCAATCAAGCGCAAACGTTTACAATTCAATCAATACTTGCTAATCCGATTTGTCAACCTATTTTGAAAGACATAATCAAAAAACAGGTAAATGCAATGAACTATGTTAAGAATGAAATAAAAAGTAGGGATAAAGCAGATACATGGCAGACTATACAAGATGAATTGGATAGCGATAGGATGCACGACATAGCCCTACACATTGACTTTATAGCAGACATTGCCAACCTTGCAGAAATAACCGAGATATTACAGGAACATTATAACGAACAAATTAAAACCACTCAAAATGCCTAAAATAGGACATATAAAAGTAAAGGCGGCACGTAACGCATATCACGTAATGGAACACATCGGGGAAGGTAGTTACAAAAAGATTGCCACACTGTACAAGTTTGCAGATACTTTGCCATATCGCAATGCTAAGTGGATGACGCATAATGGAGCGTTAAAGTATCGAGATTTTGATGACCCAAAAGAAAAAACAACAACACCAATTAAAAGCCGTACTATTGCACCACCAAAACCAAAACGCACAAAAGTAGTACAGACGATGGAATGTAGTTTGGCGGCTAAAGATAAAGCACTACAACGGATTGAAACAAAAGAAGGGATAGTGATAGCAGAACAAAATAGACCGCAAAAAGTACGAGTGATAGTAGATAGTAAGACTAGCATAATGGTGTACCCTAATGAGGCGGAAAATGCCATAGCAAGGTTTAATAAACGTTATCAGCAATCACAAGAACAATCACATATCCACCAGCGCAAACCGATACAAAAAGCAAAGGTTAAACAACAGCAGTCAGATTTAATATTTTATAACTAAACACACAAATAAACACACATGTTTAATGCAGACTTTTACCCTACGCCAGCCAATGTAATTGAGCAAATGTGTATGGGTGTTACTATTGACGGCAGCATAGTACTAGAGCCTTCAGGTGGTGCAGGTCATATAGTTGACTACCTGAAAGCAAGTGGAGCAAAACAGGTTATATCATGTGAAAAACATAACGATTTACGTAGCATATTAATGCGTAAATGCAAGGTGATATCAGATGACTTTTTAACCGTACAGTCAAGCGACATAAGCCACATTAATTTAATAATTGGAAACCCACCATTTAGCAGAGGCGATGAGCATATATTACACGCTTACAAAATAGCACCAGCAGGTTGCACAATAGTAATGCTATGCAACTACGAAACGTACAACAACAGCTACAGTGCTACACGTAAGGAACTACGCACCATAATAGATACCTACGGTAGTTGCACCAATATAGGCGAAGCGTTCACCACAGCAGAGCGCACAACATATACTAAAGTTGGATTAATACGCATACATAAGCAAGGCGAAAGCAAAGCGGAATTTGAAGGGTTTTTTATGGAAGATGAGCCAGCAGAGGTGCAAGGCAATGGCATAATGCCTTACAACTTTGTACGTGATTTGGTTAATCGTTATGTATCAGCAGTACAGTTATATGATAAGCAGTTACAGATAGGTGCAGAAATGAACGAGTTAACAAGTTCTTTTTTCACAAGTAAACTATCATTTACATGTCAAAAAGATAGCCTGCCAGTAATGCGCAATGATTTCAAAAAGGACTTACAGAAGTCGGCATGGCAATGGGTATTTACCAAAATGAACATGCAAAAATATTCTACTACAGGGCTAAAAAGTGATATCAATAAGTTTGTGGAGCAGCAAAGTGAAGTACCCTTTTCTATGCGTAATATCTATAAGATGATAGAAATAGTGATAGGTACTACAGGCAATAGAATGGATAGGGCTATTATTGAGGTGTTTGATAAGCTTACCGAGCATTACAGCGAAAACAGGTACAATGTAGAAGGATGGAAAACTAACAGCCATTATCTAGTGAATGAAAAGTTCATCATGCCTTACGGAGTTAACAGGGGTTGGAGCGGTGAAATAGAATTTAGATGGGGTAGCAAAGGAACGGAGTTAATGGACGATTTGCAAAAGGCTTTATGCTTTATCACAGGTACGAACTATGATGACATGTATTCGCTACATAGTGCAGGTAGCCAACGCTACAAAATAGAGATTGATGGCAAGATACTGATGGATAACAGACACAGCCATTTACCCTACTTAGAAAGTATAGATATTGCGCAACCGTATGCAGACAGGTTAATTTCAGAGGGTAAAAAGAACGTAAAAGTAATACCACCGATGCAGTGGGGTGAGTGGACAAAATGGGGATTTTTCGAGATTAAATGTTACAAAAAAGGTACGGTACATTGCAAGTTTATTGATAGGGATTTGTGGGCTACCTTTAACCAACATGTAGCAAGGATTAAAGGCTACCCATTACCCGAAGGAATGAAAAACAAAAAAAAGTAAGACATGAATTATCCCACACGCCTAACATACTATCTTGAAATGTACCTTCGCTATCTATCTGATGGCAACATTAAGAAAACCGAGCAGTACCGTAAGCGTGTGGAGTTGTTATTGAATAATCTACCCAAACAGATAAAAATAAAATATACACATGCTGACAATAACGAATGAGGACAACATGGCTTTAATGGCACGATACCCTGATAAACACTTCGATTTGGCTATTGTAGACCCTCCGTATGGTATTGGTGAAAGCGGAGGTGATAAAAAAAGAACTCGTAAGGATAAGGGCTATAATAAAATAGTGGTACACAGCAAAAAGTGTTGGGATAATGAGAGACCTAATATTAAATACTTTAATGAATTATTTAGGGTAAGTAAAAATCAAGTTGTATGGGGTGGTAATTATTTTGCTGATATGTTTAAGCCTACTATGGGGTGGATATTTTGGGATAAAAGAATTGGAGGCGATTTTTCAGACGGTGAATTAGCTTGGACTTCTTTTAATAAGGCACTTAGAATGTTTTCATACTCATATCATGGTGACACTATGGGTGGACATACAAGAATACACCCTACCCAAAAGCCAATTGCCTTATATAAGTTTGTCTTGAACCTTTACGCAAAACAAGGCGACAAAATCCTAGACACACATTTAGGTAGCGGCAGTATTGCAATAGCCTGCCATGATTACGGTTTTGACTTGACCGCTTGCGAACTGGATAAAGAGTACTTTGATGCAGCAATGAAAAGAATTAATAACCATACCAAACAGATAAAACTATTTTAAATGGAGAATAACAGATATAGGCTAAAAGAAGATAAAGTATTAGGCAAAATTAAGGTAGCAAGTAAGGGGGATATAGTAACGGTAATATCTACCAATGAGGGAAACGATGGCATAGTCTGCATTGTTAGTAGGGATAAAGACGATAACAGATTTTCAATATTAGCAAAACTTTTAACACCAATTTTATAACCGCTTCGGCACAAAACAAACAACATGATAGTAGTATCAATCGATGTAACCAAAATCGACAAAAGCAAATTAGTAGAAGGTAAAAACGGACAAAAATACTACTCATTAGTAGTAGATGAATTGCGCACACCTGACAAGTATGATAACACACATACAGTGTACCAAAATCAGAGCAAAGATGAACGTACAGCTAAAGCACCGAAAGTTTACATCGGTAACGGTAAGGAGTTTAAATTCAACCAACAGACCGCACCACAACAGCAGCAGGTAGCACCACAACAAGAAAACCAACAGGCTATACAACAGGCTATTGATAGTTTGCCGTTTTAAAATAAATTATATATGTACAGATACTACATAGGCATTGATACTGGTGTTAACACTGGATATGCAGTTTACGACAAACAACTAAAGCAACTTACAGTAGTATCTACAGTTATGATACATCAGGCAATGTTAGCATTGTTAGTAATACACAATGACGGCTACAGTAATGAATGTATGGTTATTGTTGAGGATGCAAGGCAGGTAAGGTTTAACACTGATAAGGCTAAATTACAGGGCGCAGGTAGTGTTAAACGTGATGCTAAGATGTGGGAAGACTTTTTAACAGATTTTAAATTTCCTTTTCAAATGGTAAGACCTAAAAAGGCAATAACTAAATTTGATGCTGATAAATTTAAGGCTGTAACAGGTTGGGAAAGTAGAACTAATAGTCATGGTAGAGATGCAGCAATGTTAGTATTTGGAAGATAAAATAAGTTAGGTAATTTCAACAAAATACCCTATCTTAGCGGTACAATATTCAGAGGTAGTAGCCTGAGTATATGAAGACATTTTTAAAGCCCATAGGGGCTGAGGGAGGCAAGATTAACGCCCTGTTATTTGCCGCTACTACCCCTCAATCCCTATGGGTATTTTTTATTTATGACAGTTCACAACTGCTTACTAATTGACATTGAGCCACACCTTTACGGTTCATTCCTTTGCACCTTTTGCATAAAGCGTGATAAGTTTCATTTACCAATACCTAGTAAAATGGCTGCTACATTAAGTACAGGGCAATACTATGATGTTGATTTTGACATGATGACCAACAACATAAACGGTATGCTTAGTTTGTCATTCAATTTCATTAACCCTACTAAAGATAATAGCCATGATTAAAGAATATTTTAGCCATGATTACGACCCTATTTCGGATATTAAAATGATGGTAATGGTATCTGAATGGGGTGCAATTGGTTACGGCTTATATTGGCGTATAGTGGAACTTTTACACAAATCAGAAGATAATACTTTAGCATTTACACCTTTAAACACTCTAGCAATTGCTAAGCAAATGAAAGTAGATGCTAAGCAAATCACATCATTTGTTGACGATTGTGTAAATGTTTTTGAGTTGTTTAAACGTGAAAATGATAAGGTATTTTGTGAGCGTGTTTTTAGGAATATTGGCAAAAGAAAAGAAATATCAGAAGTCCGCAAAGCCGCTGGTAGCAAGGGCGGAGCAGCAAAAGCTAGCAACGTTGTAGCAATTGCTAAGCAAAATGTAGCAAAGGAAAAGAAAGTAAAGGAAATAAAAGAGAAAGAAAAGAAAGATATTATTATTGCCGATGCTGACGCATCTGAAAACTATAAAAGGTTTTTTGAATGGGCTTACACTAAAGGCAATGCACCTAGAGTGATGTCAATGGAAAAGCCAATAACAGCAGACGAATACGATAAACTTTACACTGAGATTGGTGTAGATGCTATTTTTCAACAGGTACAGGCTATGGAAAATTATAAGGATTTGCACAAAAAAAACATATCTGCATACTTGACCATTAAGAACTGGCACAACCGTAATAACAAATGATTTCAACATACACAATAGAGGCGATAAAACAGGCTGCAAACGTAGTAGAGGTGGTAGGAGATTATGTAAAGCTAAAAAAAAGCGGTACAGATTACGAAGCGTGCTGTCCTTTTCACAACGAAAAAAGCCCGTCATTTAAAGTTCACCCAGTAAAAGGAATTTACAAATGTTTTGGATGTGGTACAAGTGGTGATGCAATCGAGTTTGTCATGAAGCACCAAAACAAAACTTACCCCGAGGCATTGGAAATTTTGGCAAAAAGGTACAATATTCCAATCGAGGAAGATAAGCCACAGCCCAAACGCACGTATAAACGCCCACAACAGCCCAAATTTGACCTTTCACCCCTTGCCCTTACCTACTTTACCTCTCGTAAAATATCGGGGCAAATTTTGGCTGATTTTAAGGTATGCACAAAATTAGAGTGGATGCCTAAAACCAAATCAGAAGTTGAGGCGATATGCTTTAACTATTTTCGTGAAGGTGAATTGATAAATGTAAAGTACAGGGCAAAGGATAAGGACTTTAAATTAGAAAAAGATGCGGAGTTGATTTTCTACAACCTTGACAGCCTTAAAAGTGCAAAGTATGCGGTAATTGTTGAGGGTGAAATTGATGCTTTAAGCGTGGCGCAATCGGGGTTTAAAAATGCGGTGGTATCAGTTCCAAACGGTGCAAATGTTACAGGGGCTATGAAATTGGAATACCTCGATAACTGCTACAAAGAATTTGAGAATATAAAGCAGATTGTTATTTTTACCGATAATGATGAAGCAGGCAGACGCTTACGTGATGAATTAGGTAGACGGTTAGGGTATGACCGTTGCTACATGGTAACGGATTACAAAGGCTGCAAAGATGCTAATGAGATACTTGTTAAACATGATGCAGATGCGGTACTAAATGCGATTACATCAGCTATAGAATTTCCAATAGAAGGTATAGTAAATGTAGATGATATTTATAAAGATGTGCATAGCTTTTATGTGAACGGCTATCCAAACGGTTTTAAAAGTGGCATACCTAACTTTGACAACTTGCTACAGTTCATGTTAGGGCAATTTACAGTGATTACAGGAACGCCAGGAGCAGGGAAAAGCGAGTTTACAGACTACATAATTACTGAACTTGCTAGGGTACATGATTGGAGATTTGCGGTATGTAGTTTTGAAAATCAACCTGCAAGTCTACACGTTACTAAGCTAATGGAAAAACACGCTGGGAAGGCTTTTTCTAAAAGGTATAAAGAAACTGATAGGATAGATGTAACAGAGTATGAAGATGCTATTAACTTTGTATCTGATAGATTTAACTTTATTAACATAAACACCATAGATGTTACGCTTGATGGGATACTTGAAAAGTGTGCAGAATTGGTATTGAGGCGTGGCATAAGAGGCGTATTAATTGACCCTTGGAACTACATCGAATACAAGGCACAAAACGGACAAAGCGAAACGAAATATGTAAGCGATGCACTTACCAAAATTAAAGCGTTTTGCATAAGATACAATGTACATTTATTTTTAATTGCCCACCCTACCAAGATGCCAAAGGTTAATGGTAAATATGAAGTTCCAAACCTTTACAGTATCTCAGGTAGTGCGCATTTCTACAACAAAGCAGATAACGGAATAGTAGTGTACAGAGATACCGAAACCGTACAAATATATGTTCAAAAAGTGCGTTATAGTTGGTTGGGTAAAATAGGCATGGCAGAATTTAAGTATAACATTGATAGGCGCAAATATGAGGCAATCGGAGAGCCTGACCCATTTATGAAGCAAATTCCCGATAACCCACATGCAGGTATAAATAAAAAAGTATCAGATATCCCATTTTAAAATAAACACATGAAAACACAAATCAGAATACCACAATCGGAACGTCTTATAGTGTTGCAAAAGTATGGGTGTAAATGTGCGTACTGCGGTAATGAACTAACCCTAGCCACATTAAAACTAGACCCCACGCCCGATAGTATATACCCATCTTGCATGAGGTGTAAGAGGCGTAAGGGGAGTAAGAGTATTGAGCAGTTTAGGATACATATAGCGGTGGTACATAAGCAGCTACAATACCTTAACAGTAAATACAGTTTGTGTAAGGATTACGGTATGGTAGCAGATGTAACAAACGATGTAATTTTCCACTTTGAAAAATATAAAAAATGACAACTAACGAGATAATAACGGAACTGGTATCTTATGATGGGTGGGATATAGCTCAAGAAAAACATACCCAACTATTTAATAACTACCTAACCGACCTTAACATACTGCATCGGGTGGCGGTGAAGGTGTTTGATGAACTTATAAATAGCCAACATTGCGATGATAAACAAGAACTGATGAATAAAGCGTATAACATTCATTCTGCTATAATGAAACTACCAATCAACGGTGAATACATAACGCTCGCTACGGCTACTGCTGAGGCGATTGTTTACCTAAAAAAGTATAAAGCATGAAAGTATTAATAGGCTGCGAAGAAAGCCAAACAGTATGTAAAGCATTTAGAGATAAAGGGCATGAGGCATATAGTTGTGATTTGCAAGATTGTAGCGGTGGACATCCCGAATGGCATATTAAAGGTGATGTAATAGAAGCTATTTTATCAGAGAGCTGGGATTTTATAGGACTTCACCCAATGTGTACAGCTATGACACTATCAGGTAATAGAACATATGCGCCAGGTAAAGAAAAGCATTATTTAAGACTTCAATCGGTAGAATGGACTATTAAGCTATGGAATTTAGCGACAAAGGTATGCGCTAAAGTCTATATGGAAAATCCTATGGGCGCAATGAATCCCGATAAAAGACTACCAAAACCACAAATAGTGCAACCTTATTATTTTGGCGATGAGGCGCAAAAAACTACTTGTTTGTGGCTATATGGATTACCACAATTAGTACACTACAAAAACGATGATTTGTTTAATAAAAAAACACACGTTTCACCTGGTGAAATGATAACCACTACAACAGGTAAAACATTTAATAAATGGTATTGGGATACAAGTAAAAGATGCACAGATAGGGCAAAAATTAGAAGTAAAACATTCCCGGGCATTGCAAAGGCTATGGCAGACCAGTGGGGATAACACCTACCTACAATAAAAAACCCCCTTAATCAAACGATTAGGGGGGTTTAATGCTATATTGTGGCGAGCTATTCTACAAACCCGTCATTGAGGTGTCCGAGAAGGATTGCGCCTTTATTCCTATCATTCCCGTAGCAGTAAAATATATCTAAACAGTCATTCAGTCCAATTCTAACTATTTCAATATTTTCAAAAGTGTTAGGTCTTGTGTCTGTTTTACTAATTTCCTGACCTGATACATCTGTATATAATATTTTCACAAACTCAATCCCCTTACCTTTCTTGACTGGCACATCTTCGCCTAATACGGTGCAAACGGTTTCTTTGTTTGAGGTTGTGCCATCGTTCCAGTGACCGAGGTAAGGAATACCTATACGGCTATTTAAGTCATAGCAAATAATCAAATCCATTCCGTCTTTTGCGTTTAGTTTTGCTAATTCGCAAAATAACCAATAATCGGAAGCCTCACTTAATTTAGCGTCTGATGCGTAATACTTTACAAGTTCAATATGTTTACTCTCCTTTGTAGGCTCATTGCCTATAAATTTTACTTTAGTCATTTTCTGTTATATTTATTTGGTTAAAAAATCCTGTGTCATACTATCAACCCACTTTTGAACGCTACCATGTTTACTGATTATAGCGGCTTTTACAGTGGGTTTTATTCGAACGGTGGTAATCTCTTTTGGTGCGTTACCTTGTTTCTTTCGTTGTTCAGCTCGGATAATCTGCCAAGCGTTTGCCCATGCTTTAGGTTCGGAGGTTTGCAAATATGGTATTATAAAATTGGGTATTTTTATATAAAAATGACCTTCAAAACGAGTGCTTTCTTTACACTCCGCATCAGGATAAACCTGTAAAACTTTGACCTTACTTATGATTGTTCTAGGCATGTTAGTAATTTTGAATTAGTGCCGCAAGTAGCAGCAGAGTTAGGAATATTATTATTTTGCGTATCATGTGGTTATGGTTGAATAGGTAAATTAATCAGGTCGCTTAATGCAATGTAGTGGGTTAAATTTGACAAGTATTGACCGTTACCAATATAAATAGTTATATCATCATACCTATTCAATTCCAATGTACCTGTAAACATTTGTGTAGGTTCATCAATGTGCATAGCAACAACAGTATCTATAGGTAGGTTGTTTGCGTCAATTTTACGCCACATTACGGGCTGTTTAGTATCAGCCCCTAGTATCTCTACATTCAGCGTAATTCCGTCATCAGAAAAGCAATATAATAGTGGGTAATTCTCAAATCTGATACCTATAAAGTTATCTGATTGAACTTCTATAATCTCACCTATCCAACCGCTAACATTCAAATCAGTTCCTGTACTTGCGGTAATCACTTTTACTTTTTGCCCTATTTTAAATTGTGTGTTCATAAAATATGTGTTTAGTTTTGCCACCAATAGCCGCCTGAATTAACAGTGCGGCTCGGTGGGTGGAGTAATGTTTAAATTAAGAATTATAATGAGCATCAAATGAACAACTAGAATAATCTGTATTGTCAAGTACTTTATTAAAGTTTTCATGTGCAATTTTCTTTGTTTTGCAAAACATTGCTGTAGTGCCGTTTGTAATAACAAAGCCTGATTTGCGAAGAGAACCATCTGCTGCTTGGAATTTAACATTTAATCCAATGTTACGGCTATTCCATTCTGATACTGTTGTTAGTGTGTTCATAACTGTGTGTTTTTGTTTGTGTTTTTGTAAAGGTAATACGTTTTAAATTACTAACCTAATTTTATTTTGAAAAGTTTTGCAGTTGGTCGGATACTGCACCCCGAATGAGTTAGGCTATTACCCAACTTTTAAGAGATAAAAGCGTATTATGTTGCTCGTTTGCTCTTTCGCTTATCCACTCATTTAG